ACATGGATTGTGTGCCGGCCACCACCTCTTGATTGACGATTCGGTGTGCATCGGCGATAGCCTCGACCTTCTGATAAGCGGCGTCAAGTTGTCCGAGGTAAAGACCAACGGAAGCCCTTTCTGTTGCGCTCAAGTCACCTTGCTCATAGATGGTCTGCTGCTTGGCGATTGCGTCTGCGAGTGCGTCTTGCGTGGAAATAGCCAAGTCCATGTCTTGCTTGAGGTCATCGAAAGTTGTCGTTCCAAAAAGGGAAGCAAAGACTTCCGTTCCCCCGGCAGGTCCCTTCAGGTCAGAAAGCAGTTGTGCCGTTCGGTCGAGTTCGCCGTTGAAGTTTTCAATCTCTGTGTAGCCGTCAGCAATCAAGCCGTTTAGCAAACCGACATCATCAATCAGATAATCCATTCCCTTATACGCGGCAAACCCAGCGATACCTGCAACAAGCAGCGAAAGGCCACCCGTCACCATCGCCTGAAGTGTAATCAACTCCGTGAGTTTGACGCCTGTCGCCGTGAGAGCCGGAATCATTGAGCCGACCAATGTGAAGGCGGTCATAGCCACCATCGCTTCCATTTGGTTCTCTTGGTCTATGAACATCGGGACAAGCATTGTGACGCCCATGAGACCAGCACGAACGGCCTTCAAAGCCGTGCTTTGCGTGAAGAACGCCTTTGTCGTTGTTCCGATTGTGGCGAGGGCAGACCTTTCCTTCATGTCTCTCTGTGCAATCGCTCCCGTCAATTGGTTGTTTGCGATAATCAGACCTTGAATCTGTTGTCGCTCCGCTGCTTCAGCGTTAATTTGCCTCTGCACGGCGGCAATCTTCCTATCAATCGCCTTCGTTGATTGTTCCTTCGACAACAGTTCTGCTCTTTCTGAGTTGAGTGCGGCCATCCGTGCGACAAGTTCTCTTTGCGAAAAGTTGAGTTCCGCGCCCCGCGTTTTGAGACGTCGCAAAGTTGCTGCTTCGAGTGGTTGATGCAAAATCACAGACTGAGAAAGGATGCGTGCTTCTTCAGACAAAGCCGCATTCATCCGGTCTTGCTGCATAAGAGCCTGAGCCTTTTCTTTGAGGCTTCGTTGCTCCATCATCAGACGCTCACTTTTGGACGCCGATACCCGAGCAGAAACCCGAGCCTCCATCTCATTCGCAGCGCGGGCGGCGTTGATGGCCGCAAGGTTTTTTCCAGACTGAACCTTGAGTTTTTCTTGCAGAATCAGCCCTTTCTTCATCATGTCGTTTGCTTGATACTGAGTCTTGCTCCACCTCTGCCGTCCCTTTGTCCTCTGTTGGAACAACTCAAGTTCCAAAGCGGCGGCTTTGGTTGCTTGGTTGGTGTAGGTCTGAAGCGCACCAATCTCCTTGTGCCTTCCCTCAAGCCTCTTGACTTGCTCTGTGGCCTCTCGCTTGGCTTGCTTCTGTGCGTTGTTTACTTGGAATGAAAACTTCAGGTATTCGCCGTTGAGGGATTCGAGGGCATCTTGCTCAAGACGCATCAACCTTTCATTTTCTCGGAAGGCGATGGCCTGCTTTTGAATCTCAGCCCGCGATTCCCCGGTGATTGCGTTAAGCGTCTTGAAGGCAACGAACAGGTTGAAAGCATTGAGTCCGATTTCCACCATCGGGGCAGCCAACTTTTCATAGCCGTTTAGCAAAGCGATAGTGAAACCAACTGCTTCGTTGAAAACGGGAACCCTTTCAAGGGCCAAGTTGATGCCCTCAAGCCAAAGCATCTCTGCTTTATATGAAGTCGCATAGGCGTCTGCGAGTTTCTTTCCAATAGCCACCCTCATGTTTTCAAGTTGGGCTTGCAAGATTTCGGCCTGCATCACGGTCGAGTTCATTTTGTTGTTGAACTCATCCAAAGCACCGAATTGCGCGTTGAACGCGGCGGTGTTGAGTTGAACAAGACGGTTGTGGTTTTCCATCAGTTTCAGGAACTTGACGTAGTGACGGGAGCCTGCAACACTCACGGCGAGCGCACGCTTTTCTTCTGCGCTCATCTCCGCATAGGCAGGTTGCAACTTCTCCAACACATCCGTCAGCCGCATCTGGGCAACGCCTTGAGCATCCACGCCCTCGACGTGTTCTGCAATAGCCTTTGTTGCGGCGTTGTTGGCGTTGCCGAGACGCTGATAAATCATTCGCAGACCTGTTCCGGCGCGACTCACTTCTTCACCAGACTCAAGCAAAAGAGCCGACATAGCCGCCATTTCACCAATGCTTTCACCTGCGATGTTTGCTTGGCTTGCGAATTGGTTGAGAACGAAAGTAATGTCTTCCATTGTTGCAACGGAAGAGTTCTCGACGGTGTTCAGTTGGTTGAGCGTGTGGATAGAAGATTCACGAACGACGTTGGCCTGTTGCTCTGCGGTCAGGGCCTTATACTGAGCCTCAGCCATACCGCCATACAGGAATTGCGTCTGCTGCGCCAAAGCGATGAAACGGTTCATACCCTCTTCGGTTTCCATTTCACCGATTTGGGCCATCATCAGACCTTGCTTGGTGGCCTCGATAACGGCGAGTTGTTCGCCGAGAGCCCCTTTGAGTTGGGCCATACGCGCAGATGCAGCGAGAGCCTCAGCACCCGTAAACGCAAACGCTTCACCCATACGGACAGCGGCATCTGCAAAGACTTCGACGGTGTCGGTGTCTCCTTCCATTTCGTTATAAAACTTGCGAACGCGAACGAGTTGTTGCTCATACTCATAGAAGGCTTCGACTGTCTGCGTCACTCCTTGCAGAATGACTTGGGAAGTCTGCATGAAGGCTTCTTCGATGCCCGCCATGACGTCCATCATCATAGCCTTTTGGACCGTCATCGCGGCTTCGGTGTCGCCGAGAAGCCTTTGCGATTGGAACTGCCCGACAATGTCGAAGAAGATGCGTGCCGCGCCACTCTTCGCCATCACTCATCGCCTCCGAGCCAATCACCAAGAGCATTCGCAAGACCCTTTGAATCGGTCTTCTGGACCCGCTTCTGGTTGCGGCGGGCAACCGCAGCCTTGCTGCGGTCCTTCGCATCGGCGGTCTGCTCAACGATACGGTCGCTCATTTCAGCGGCGACGAGCAAGTCCATTTCCATGCGTTCCCATCCTCCTTCACAATCATAACGGTCGAACAGGTCGCTTGGAAGAACCCCCTTAAAAGATGAACATAGCATTGGCGCACAACGGGTCATCAGACCAAAGGGACGGCTCCCTCGGGGTCATCCCCACGGACAAATCCGAGAATCGTGCGGAGTTCCTCGGACGTCAGAGAGTCAATGTCGAATCCCTCGTCAATGATGCAACGGGGAACCCAAGCCTCAATTTGGGAAGTGATGCCGCCACCCGCTTCATCGAGCGCATCGGCAAACTCTTCGTGTTGGGCTTCCGTCCACTTGGAGGGGTCGGGACCAAAGTGGCGAAACTTTCGGAAAGTCTTCGCTTGGATGTTCTCGATTCGCAATTTGTCCATGCCCGACGCCTGCCGGACCCACACCTTGCGACCATCGTTCAGTTCAATCTCTTTCTTCAAAACAGGCACTCTTACTCACCTCAAAATTACACGTCATAGACGTGTTCCAAAGAGCCACTACACTACTTGGGCTCATGGAAAATCACCATCAGGGCGCGGCCTCATAGGAAATGACGGCCATGTAGTTGTTCCCAACGGCTTTTCGCACAATGTTCAAACTCAGCAGTTCGGTTCCCGCTGAAAGAGCGCGAAGCGCAGTTTGAATCTCGGAATCAATGGTTAGAAGCGTTCCGTAAACAGTCGTGACGCTTACGTTTGATGGGTTGTTGATGGGCATTTAAGCACCACCTCAGAACGTATCGGAGTTCGAGAGTTCGTTCGTGGAGGTCACAACACATTGGGACATAGCGTTTGCATCGGCAAGGTCATACAGGGCGTGGAAATTGACGGTCATCGTCTGTGAATCACGACCACTCACGGAGGTCTCAGGCATCTCATACTGCACCTTGAAGAAGTCAAAGCGAACGTCGTCAGCCGCGCCTGCACGGAAGAGAACCGAAAGAGCGGGAGTGCTGCTGCCGGGGTTCACCAGACCGGCGTTGCTTGCCGTGGTAGCACCGCGCAGTTCCTCAAAGTAAGGTTCAGCGGAAGCCACGTCACCCGACAGAAGGGACTTGTGGAAGGTAATGCTGCCGGTAATTTCGCGGGTCGTCACAGGAGGCGCACGAATGCAGGTGTCGGAAGCCAGAGAATAGGAGTTGTCCATGTCTCGGTTCGTCTTGATTTCAAAGTCAATGCTCTGAACGAGAGCCGAGTAGTTGGCGTCAGTAGCCGTGTCTTCAAACTCGACGAAGCATTGGGCGAAGTGGGCGGCGTCACCCGTGTAGCCCGTGACGGTAGTGGCGAGGGTAGCGTCAGCATCGTTCTGCTTCGCACCCATCGTTGAAAACGAAATCATCGCGTATTCGCCCATGTTGGCTGAGACGCTGATGCTCTCGATAACTTGTCCGGCAAAGATATGTTCGACTTCGTCACGACCAACGCGGAAGGTGTAGGACGGCAAGACGGTGCTTGCATCAATCCCAATCTCGCTGAAGGTGTGAGGACCCGAGCCGGTGTTGTTGCTGTGAACACCGTAAATGCCCATCAGGATATTCGCAAGGAACTTGTCGGGCTGAAGGGCCATAGTAGCACCTCCCTCAGCACTTTGGCGACCAACGACGGTCTTCGCCGCGCCGTAGTAGTTCATGTCGTTGCGCTTTGCGATGTCGTAAGTGTTCTGGAAAGATTCACTTTCGATTTCGCCAACGGCGGTTGCCGCTACAGGCGTGTTATAGGTGCTTTCCTTGCCGATGCTAACGTAGCGCGTGTGGTGCGAGTAAGCCATGAAAAAGAGAATGGCTTTGTGTCTTATGAATGATTCGTCAGACTTCTCGAAGGAACATCCGAACCTTTTTCATGTAGTTGATGGTTAAAGCATGAACACAAACGACTTCGTCGTCGTCCACCTTTGAGTCAAGGCGCGTATCATACCCAATGATGGAGTCCACGCCGTCTTGTCGTCCCGTCAGAGAATAGAGTTCATCAAACACTTCGCCCATAATGCTCATGCCGAGACGGTATGCGTTGCGATAATCCGTGCCGCGAGTCGTCACATAGATGATAACATCATACCTCTGGTCTGTGCGAGTTCCGGCAAGCGTCAAAAAATCGGGAGACTCCACGCGGGTAGTGACGACGTGAATCGAAGGTGGGTGGATGCGGTTAATCATCGCTTGGGAAGACAGGTCATACCCATACACAATCGCACCGTCCCCAACGTGAGTCTTGATGAAGAATCGCTTTGAGTCCTTCAGAATGTCCACAATGCTAATGCCCGTCCTGAGCAACGTGTTAGATACC